CTACATTTGAATATGAAATTATAAAAACACTTAAGTCTGAAGAATATTTGATATTTGAAACTTTATGGCTGGATTCTCCAGATACACCAGACTGGCCAACTGTACCCTATAGAATAGAAATCCTAAGTGTAAATGGAGGTCTTCCTGATGACGCAGGGGGAGATAATATTTCTGAAGGATACATAGACCCAGGTATACCCGAACCAAACTTAAATACTTTATTATGATAAAAAAGATAACCCGTTACTTACAGATGTATGATGGCGTATGGAGTGTTCCATTAGCCTTCTTAGGATTTTTTCTAGCAGGAAGGTATGGCTATGAATATTTTGGGGATGCCTTAATTTCTACAGAGTATATCCAAATAGTATTCATGGCTGCTCTAATCCTGATCTTTGCGAACTTTGTTGTATTCCTTGGAATCAACTTTAACTTCAGAAGTCTGCAGAGATACTTCTACTCTATTGAAATCAAAGAACAAATCAAACAAGAACTAACAGTATGGCAAAGAATAAAGTTATATCTATTTGTTTACTTTTCATTCTTAGTGTTATTCCTCTTTATAGTGTGGTTGCTAATGACGGTTACTGTGTCAGAGTTACCGCCAGCTCTTATGTCGGAGTAAGAGAAAAAGGAGGTAATAACAGGGGATTCAATGATAGGGATCTCCGAAAGATTATGGAAGAGGTAGGCTGGAAACCTGGCTACCAATGGTGTAGTTTTTTTGTAAAAGCTATACTGCGTGAGTGTGATATACCAAACACTATATCAGGCTGGTCCCCTACTGCTTACAATAAAAAAGATGTAATCTTTACTCATGGTAGATTCTACCAAAAGTTTAAACCTGGGGATGTGCTTGTTATGACTCTCTCATATAAAAAGTTTAAGAACACAAGTAGGTATAAAGCTATAGGTCATACAGGTATAGTTGATGCCGTTGGTCAGCATTCTGTAAGAACTATAGAAGGTAATACTAATGATGCCGGTGCAAGAGATTCTAGAGGAGGGGATGGTGTCTACTACAAGATTCGCCCACTTAATAAAAGCATACATATAACACGATGGAAAAGAACAAGACAAGACTAGTAATTTATGGTTCTGCTGCTTTGTTAGCTTTAGCTGCTATTGCTGTAACAGTTAAAACTTGCAACAAAAAACCTAAAGAAAATCCGGCTGTATCAAGACTAGAGACTATAAATGATAGTCTTCTTAAAGTAATAGATAAGAATACAAAGGCAGCTAATGAGTTGTATCTTAAGATAGATTCATTAAACTTTAAATCAGACACAATTATAGAAAATCAATACACAGTAAACAAATACTACAAAGATGAGATTTACAATATTCTTAATGCTGATGACCCTACTACAACTAAACAGTTTAGGTCAACGCTCAAAAAATCGGACAGCCTACTCAAAGCAGGATTTTACTCCAGAACTTACGACCTACGATCTGCAGTTATTCAATCTAAACTACACTAGCATGATGTACTGGTACAATACTTCTATGGAAATAGACAGTTTGTATCAGCTAGAAAAGCTTAAAGTTCATTACTACTCTAAGATTACAGGTATTCAGGCTAACAGCTATGAAACCTTACAGCAAATCTATGATAACAAGCAAGCCATAGAGAAAGCTATAGCTGATGAAAAAGACAGTCAAATAAAGGATCTTAAGAAAAGAAACAGGGGTTTAGTACTGCAAAATGTAGGCTTGACCATAGGTTTAGCAGGTCTCACATTTAGCACAATTTATTTTGCCTTACTATGATTTTTATTACTATATTATAGTATATATATGTTTGTAATTTTATGGAACCAGGAACAGTATTCTTTGAGACAAGGGATGTAATTACTATCATAGTTGGGGTGGCATCACTGTCTGGTCTTTATTATACTCTTAAAAGGTCTGTAGATAGACTAGGGACTAACTTTATGAATATGCAAGAGAACCACTCCCGGGACATGGCTAATCTGAATCAGTCCCTAAAAGAAACTAAAGAAGACTTTAGTAAGAAAGAACAGAATATTTATACCAGAATAGGTGAGCTAAGAGAGGAGCAGAAGTCCGCAAGTGAAAAACTAGACATCAAAATTGACGCTATCTCCTCTTCTGTTAATTCAATGAATGCAGCGCTAGCTGAACTTACAGGATATTTAAAAGGCAAAAAAGACTGAGTTGTTGTACTCTGTGTTGTGTTTTGTTATGTTGTTATAAGGAGCAAGCCTGGAAAAGTCCAGGCTTTCTCTTTTCCATAAGTTAAATTTTGGAAGTTTAAACTTTATGGGTATATTTGTATCTGTAATTTAAACATAACAAAATGGAAAATGTATTTGCTGAAGAAACAGTTGATCAAGGAGTACAACTCACTCCTGAAGAAGTTGCTGCTAGAAAACAAGAAATGCTGGACTTCTATAAAGAACAAATAGAGTTCATGAAAGTACAGCATGAGTTTGAAAAGCTGTCTGCAGACATTGAGGATGAAAGACTCCGTAGAATGGTAGCAATGATTCGTCAAGCTCAATTGCAATCACCTCCTTCAGAAGAAGGAGACTCTGATGAGCCAATGCCACCTAAAAAGAGAAGTCTCAAAACTAACTAATGCTCAGCTAAACCAACATGGCAATAGTTAATCAAGTACAGAAAAGGATAAGAATGGACATCTGGAGTATTACCAAATTCCAGATAGCCGTTCATTGTCAGCTGGGAGAGATCCCAGTATCTGGTCTTGATCTCAATTGCTTGACCTTTTTAGCATTAACTGGTGAGAGAGAACTTACAGAGTTTTGTGAGGCTGCTGTCCAGAAAGAAATTTTTGGCAGCAGCCAATCTGTAAGGAATGCTTTAGCTAAAGCTGAGAAAAGAAATCTTATAGTTAAACAAGGAAAGAGCAAGAAGAAGATTAAGATTAATCCAGAACTAAAGGTGCAGACTGATGGTAATATTCTTCTAGATTATAAAATTGTAAGAGTTGAACCCAAAGAAGGCTAAAATAGTACTCAATGACCTGCACTATGAGTTAGGTCTGGAGGAAAATCTAGTATATGATATATTAGATTTCTACTGGCAGCATGTAAGAAAAACAATAGTAAGCGCTGCACATCCTAGAATAAACATTGAAAATCTAGGCATTTTTCAAATAAAGTATAAAGCACTGGATAAGACAATCGGTAAATATGAAAATGCTATCAATAAACTAGGTACCGAAAACTTTAATAAGTACACTAAGTATGATAACATGAGATCCAGACTTGATATTTTACTGAAGTTAAAAGAAGAGATGCAGCTAGAAAAACAAAGACGATATCAAATAAAATCCAAAAAATATGGCAACACTACTGGAGGTATGGAAGAAAAAGGGAAAGATTCTTGAGGGTATTAAACATTCCTTTTTTAAAAATAAACATGTTGAAGAAGTTGCGGCAGCAAGGGATAAGATATGTCAAGACTGCCCTAATATTGACAGAAGCGGTGACAAGTGTTTTGCTCCCGGAACTCAGCCCTGTTGTGGGCTATGTGGTTGTTCACTCCAGTTTTTACAGAGGTCTTTATCTTCGGAATGTGAGGCAGGCAACTGGAAGGCTGTACTTACTGAAGAGGAGGAAGAGGAACTTAATAAAAAACTTGAAGAAGATGCCGGTTAAATTCTTACCACAGGAACACAAGTACATTAGTGTTGATCCATCTGAAAATATTCAATGGACAAGTGTTACAAGTGTGATCTCTAATTTCAAAGAGCATTTTGATGCTGATACTATAGCTGAGAAGTCTTCTAAGAATAAGAAGAGTAAGTGGTATGGTATGACACCAGAGGCTATAAAAGAAGCTTGGAAGAATGAATCAGACAGAGCAATTACACTAGGTACTTGGTACCATAACCAAAGAGAATCTGATATACTTGACTGTGATACTATTAACAGAGATGGTTTTGATTTAAAGATAATCAAGTCTGTAGAAGTTGATGGATTAAAAACAGCACCTAATCAAAAGCTTCAGGATGGTATTTATCCAGAGCATTTTGTATACCTAAAGTCAGCTGGTGTATGTGGCCAATCTGATAGAGTAGAGGTAGTTAATGGTAGAGTTGATATCTATGACTATAAGACAAACAAAGAGATTAAGAAGGAATCGTACAAAAACTGGGAAGGCATATCTAAAAAGATGCTTCATCCAGTATCTCATCTTGATGATTGTAACTATAATCATTATGCTCTTCAGCTTAGTCTATACCTCTATATAATTCTAAAGCACAACCCGAAGCTGAAGCCGGGTAAACTTTGCCTTGATCACGTGATATTTGAAGATGATGGATTGGATAAGAAGGGTAACAAAATACATAGATTAGATCTAGATGGTCACCCTATTATTAGAAATGTTGAGAGATATGAGTTACCTTATTTAAAAACAGAGGTCATATCTATAATTAACTATCTAAATGATGCTTCAACTAAATCCAATGGTACCCATTAAACGGGTATCCGATGATATGGAAGGATATGCCTTTCTAGTAATTGACTACAGCCAAGAACATGATCTATTATTTACCTGTGCTATGGATGATGGGGAGATATGGACACTAAGTAATAAAGAACTAAGATTTTGTAAGAATATAAGCCTAGACAGAAAATGATTGTAAGACTATTTGATATACAGAATAATGTGGTTGTTCCAACAGAACACTGCTATACTCTGGTGACTCTTAAGAAAATAATGGATAATCATCCTGATGACTATCTAAAGATCTACCAGTATCTATTTTATATGACCTGCCCTAATCCAGATATCAATCCCTTTTTTAATGTATCTGAGCTGGATAAAGAAGAAATTATACTGCAGGAAATAGATGCTGATTTCTCAACTGATGATAGTGATATCTCAGCAGCCCTTAGATTCTGCTCAGACATGTATGAAACACCAACATCTAGAGCATACAAAGGGATTAAGCAAATGCTTGATAGATTAGGTAGATATATGGAAACAACTGAAATAACTCATGGCCGTGATGGAAACATTAACTCTTTAGTAAATGCAGCAGCAAAATACCAACAAATTCGCGAGAGCTACAAAGGTGCCTTCAAAGATCTCCAAGACGAACAGAAAAGTCAAGTCAGAGGAGGTCAAGGACTTGCCTATGACCAGTTATAATGGAAAGTTCTTTGTAATAGACCTTGAACTGTATAATGCTAATATATTAGTTAGCATTGAACAGGATGCTGAAGATGTAGTCCTAGCTTTAGTAGAACATGGAGTTATACCTTCATTAGAAAGTCCTGCTCTTAAAATGTACATGGAGCCTTTTATGGACATGAAGTCTACTAACTTGGCAAGAACCGCTATGTATGAGAATGGTGTAATAGCCGTTAGGCTTACCCACTTTGATAAAAATGATATTGAGGACATGGCTACTCTTGTACATGAGTTATCTCACGTATGTATGTATACCTTTGAAAGAATAGGTATGCCCCATACTGGAGATACTGATGAAGCCTATGGATACCTTATAGGTTTTTTGACAAAGAAGTTCTTTGAGAATATCAGATAACCGCTATCTTTATAGTATGGGCAAGACAAACATTGAAAAGACACCACCTAAGGGTGAGATTAAATTTGCAATTACTCTTTCAGAAGAGCAAAAGAAAGCTAAAGAACTGATTATCAGTACTCCCTATAATTTTCTTATAGGGTATGCAGGTAGCGGGAAGACACTGGTTGCTGTTCAGATTGCACTTGATCTTTACTTTAAGAGACAAGTAAATAAGATTATTATCACCAGACCTACTGTTTCTACTGAAGATAATGGGTTTCTTCCAGGATCTGAAAAGGAAAAAATGGAGCCGTGGTTGGTTCCAATCAAGTCTAACATGAGGAAGGTCTATGATAAACCAGACATTCTTAATAAGATGGAAGAGGAGGGTAACATTGAACTTGTCTCTCTCAGTCACTTTAGAGGTAGAACATTTGAGAATGCTGTGTGTATTATAGATGAGTTTCAGAACTTAACTAAGGCGCAGCTTCAGATGTGTGTCGGTAGATTAGGTAAAAACTCTATTATGATTTTTACAGGTGACATGCAGCAGATTGACCTTAAGATAAAAAGTGAATCAGCTATTCATGATGTTCCTAAAATAGAAAAATCACAGTTTGTAAATAAGATAGTACTTACAGAAAATCATAGGCACGAGGCTCTAAATGAAATACTTAAAATGCTGAATGAGTACTGAAATCTACGAACATATTCCTACCTATGAAAATGGAGAGTGGAGCTACACAGACTTTGAAAGTAGAAAAGACTTCTATGATTTCTGCAAAGGAATCTTCAAAGAACCTGGGCAATATGAATTTGATGAAGCATCTAAAGTGTTTAATGAACAAGCACGACTGTTTAATAAAAATGGAGTTTATTGCACAGCACCCTCTGGTACTAAAGACTTTATAAACTACTGGGATACAGAGAAAGAGAAGTGCAGAAAAGGAGTAATCTATAAGTCAGGTACCAAGAATTGGTACATTACTCGGGATTATTACATGTGGTTAAACTTCCTACCTATCTTTAACAAAGAGACACAGAGGTATGGATTTGCCGATATTAGGGATGCCCAGTATCACATGGCTCTATATGAAATTTTAGCTGAGCTAGATTACAAGCATTGCGCTATCCTGAAGAAACGTCAGATAGCCAGCTCATATTTTCACTGTGGCAAACTCATTAACCAAATCTGGTTTGAGGAAGGGGTTACTCTTAAGATGGGTGCTAGTCTTAAGGATTATATTAATGAAAAGGGTAGCTGGAAATTCCTCAATGAATATGAGTCATTTCTGAATAAGCACACTGCTTGGTATAGACCAATGAATCCCAACAAAACAATGTTCTGGCAGCAGAAGATTGAGATTGCAAACTTTGTAGGGGGACAGAAAAGAAAGACTGAGATAGGTCTTAAAGGTGTGATTCAGGCTATGTCATTTGAGAAAAGCCCCACCACGGGTGTGGGTGGTCCTACTAAGTACTTCTTCCATGAAGAAGCTGGTATTGCACCTAAGATGAATCAGACCTATGAATACCTAAGACCAGCTCTTAGATCGGGTATGATTACTACAGGTACTTTTATAGCTGCTGGTTCAGTGGGTGATCTTAGTCAGTGTGATCCCCTTAGAAAACTGATAATGCATCCTGAGGCAAATGATATTTATGCTGTTCCCTCAGATCTCATAGATGATAAAGGCACACTTGGAACAACTGGTTTATTTATCCCAGAGCAATGGTCAATGCCACCATTTGTTGACAAGTTTGGAAACTCTCAGGTTAAAGAAGCACTAGAAGCACTAGATGAGCAGTTTGCTAAATGGAAAAAAGAGCTTGATCCCCAAGAGTATCAGCTTCGTATTTCTCAGCACCCTAGAAATGTAAAAGAAGCATTTGATTACAGAACAGTTTCATTGTTTCCGGGTCATCTTGTTACAGCACAGATGCAGAGGATTGAGGATAAAGAATATCCATATGAGTTCTTAGATATACATAGAGATGCTAAGGGTGAGATAGAAGTAGAAGTAACAAACAAGCTTCCTATTAGAGAATTTCCAATAACTAAAAACACAGAGGATAAGACTGGTGTTTTGGTGGTATGGGAAAGACCTGAGAAAGATGCTGAGTTTGGAACCTATTATGCATCTGTTGACCCCGTTGGAGAAGGTAAAACAACTACCTCAGAATCACTATGTTCCATATATATATACAAAAGACCTGTCGAGGTAACTAGAAATAATGGATCTGAGATACAGACATTTATTGAAGCTGATAAAATTGTAGCAGCTTGGTGTGGTAGATTTGATGATATTAATAAAACTCATGAGAGACTAGAACTTATAATTGAATGGTATAATGCCTGGACAATTGTAGAAAATAACATATCACAGTTTATTAACTACATGATTTACAGGAAGAAACAGAAGTATCTTGTGCCCAGATCACAAATTCTTTTTCTAAAAGATATAGGTGCTAATGCAACTGTTTACCAAGACTATGGCTGGAGAAATACAGGGACATTATTCAAAAGTCACATGCTTAGTTATGCTATTGAGTTCTTAAAAGAAGAACTTGATGCTGAAGTTAAAACAGATGGCACTATAGTTAGGACACAATATGGTGTTGAGAGAATACCAGACCCCATGCTATTAAAGGAAATGATGGCATACAGGGATGGTGTAAACGTGGATAGATTGGTTAGCTTTGCCGCACTAGTTGCTTTTGCCAAAGTTCAGCAGGCAAACAGAGGATATAGGAAGAGATATGAGGAAACCTCAAATGTAAAAAAGTTGGATAACTCCAATAAATTCAGTAAATTAGTTAGGAGTCCGTTCCGCCATATAGGTGGAGCCGGTTCTGGCTTTGATGGAATGAGAGTTCCCAAACAACCATTTAGAAATTTAAGATAATATGCAAGTATATAACGCCCTACAAGCTAAGGCAGGTGCTAAGACAGAGTACAACAAAATGGGTACTCTTAATCAGCCTATTCAGTTTTTGCCTAGATCAAAAAAGGACAAGGACTGGGCTGCTTGGTGCCTAGACTGGTTGGAGTGGCAAGGACTTAAAATGGTCCGCAGAAATGCCAGAAGGTTGATGAAGAATTATAAACTGGCTAAAGGTATTATTGATAGAACAGACTATGTAATTGAAGAGGATAATGAGTATGCAGATTTAATTGATACTCTAACAAAAGAGGATGCCTCTGCACTAGAACTTAAGTTCTATCCTATTATCCCTAATGTAATTAATACGCTTACTGCAGAATTTTCTAAAAGATCTACCCGTGTAACTTATTCCGCTGTGGATGAGTATTCATATAATGAAATGCTAGAACTCAAAAAATCACAGGTTGAACAAGTACTTGTGTTTGAGGCTAGACAAAAGGTAAATATGAAGATGATGGAGATGGGTGTAGACCCTGAGTCTGAAGAATTTCAGCAGGCTACTTCTCCAGAAAGTCTTAAGTCTCTTCCTGAGATTGAATCATTCTTTCAGAAGGATTATCGCTCAATGGTAGAACAATGGGCTGAACACCAGCACAGAGTAGATGTGGAAAGATTTGGAATGGATGAGCTTGAGGAAAGAGGTTTTAGAGATTTGCTTATTACAGATAGAGAGTTCTGGCATTTTAAAATGCTTGAAGATGATTATGAGGTAGAACTCTGGAATCCAGTTCTTACATTCTATCAAAAGTCACCAGAAAGAAGATATATATCAGACTCAAACTGGGTTGGTAAATATGATATGATGACTGTAGCTGATGTCATTGACAAGTATGGCTGGTTGATGACTGAGGAGCAGATGGCATCTATTGAGCTTATATATCCTGTAAGATCTGCTGGTTATCCTATTCAGGGTTATCAGAATGATGGTAGCTACTATGATGGTACTAAGTCACATGAGTGGAATACCAATATGCCATCACTTGGTTACAGACAGTTTACTTCAATGTGGGACAGTGCTGTATACGGTGGTGATATTGTAAACTGGATCATGATGGAGAATGAAGACTACCTTGATATGGGTATGTCTAACCTTCTCCGTGTTACTACGGTATATTGGAAGTCACAAAGAAAAGTAGGTCACCTTACCAGAATTACTGAATCAGGTGAAGTCATATCCATGATTGTAGATGAGGATTACAAAGTGACTGAAAAGCCTGAGTATGCTACTACTCTACAGGCTAATAAGAATAAATACAACCTAGTATTTGGTGAACACATTGACTGGATTTGGATTAACCAAGTTTGGGGTGGTGTAAAGGTTGGCCCTAATAGACCTACTTTCTGGGGTACTAATAACCCTGGTGGTATTACTCCTGTATACTTAGGTATTAACCAGAACCACATTGGACCACTTAAGTTCCAGTTTAAAGGTGACAACTCTTTGTATGGTTGCAAGCTTCCTGTAGAAGGTTCCATATTCTCTGATAGAAATACTTATTCAAGATCACTTGTTGACTTGATGAAGCCATTCCAGATTGCCTATAACATTGTAAACAATCAGATTGCAGATATTCTTGTAGATGAATTGGGTACTGTAATTATGCTTGACCAGAACTCTTTACCTAGACACTCTCTGGGTGAAGATTGGGGAAAGGGTAACTTTGCTAAGGCTTATGTAGCAATGAAGAACTTCCAGATGTTACCTCTGGATACCTCTATTACCAATACTGAGAATGCTCTAAACTTTAACCACTTCCAGAAATTGGATATGTCACAGACTGAGCGTCTGATGTCAAGGATTCAGTTGTCTCAGTACTTTAAGCAACAGGCATTTGAGATTATAGGTATTACTCCACAAAGACTTGGTCAGGAAATATCTAGACAAACAGCTACCGGTATAGAACAATCTATCAATGCTAGTTACGCTCAGACTGAAACTTACTTTATTCAGCATTGTGATTATCTCATGCCTAGGGTACATCAGATGAGGACTGACCTAGCTCAGTACTATCATTCTACAAAAGCGTCTACCAGACTAAATTATATTACCACCCTAGATGAGAAGAAGAACTTTGAGATCAATGGTACAGACATGTTACTCAGAGAGCTTAACATTTTTGCAACTACTAAAGCGAATCAGCGGGCTATTCTTGAACAGCTTAAGCAACTTGCTATCAGTAATAATACAAGTGGTGCTAGTATCTTTGATCTCGGTAACATTATTAAGTCTGATTCTATTGCCGAGGTTAGTCACATCCTTAAAAAATCTGAGCAGAAAGCTGAGATGATTCGTCAGCAAGAAATGCAGCAACAGCAACAAATGCAGGAACAAGCTCTTCAGGCTCAAGCAGAACAAGAACAAGCTAAGAGAGACTTTGAATCTTCTGAAAATGAAAAAGATAGACAGAAAG